GTTCGTGAAAAGACTACCATCGAGGAGTGGGGTGCCGATGTTCGACGTATTTCCCAGTTTGAACTAGAGAACTTGGGTGCGGCGACGTTGGATCCCTCAGCCTGGGGACATCGTGGGGAACAAAAGACCCTAGCGGAGCAGATTTCAGCGGCGACTGGGATCCGCTTTGAACCAGCAGACAACGACCGAATCGGTGGCAAACTCCTGATGCACGAAATGCTCAGGTGGAAGAATCGGCCTCCGAGATACGTGCCAGAAGAAGGATTCCTCGAAGATACGGCACAGCGAGTCCTCAGGATGAACGGTACGGACGCTTACAACGAGTACATTAAGATGTTCCAGCCGGAACCACCGGAACAGAACATCCCAAAGCTCCAAGTTTGTCGCTCGTGCACCAGTTTTCGTGAGGCGATTCCGGCTTGCATCTACGACCAAAAGGACGGAAAGAATACTGAGGACGTAGCTGAGTTTGACGGTGACGACCCCTACGACGGAGGGCGTTATCTCATCAAAACCTACTCCCGTTACATCAAAGAGTCGAACAAAAAGCACGAGAAACAGACAGAATTGGGTGCAATCATACAGCGGCTCTCAGACACGAACGATTACAACACGTTTCACCACCAAATGCACCAGTTCGAGCACAAGTATCTTAGACCAAAAACGTCCCTTCATCGTTCTAGGTTCAGGAGGGGACGAAATGTGGTTCAGTAAGTTCTTTTCGGCCCCTTTTGAGGCCCGTATTTCGTCTTTGGAAGCTGTAAATGAGCTATTGCGGGACGATAACGAAGCTCTGCGGTCCCGTTTGCGTGAATTTGAGGCCGACGACCGGGAAATTCGGCGATCCTTATACACCAAAGCCGGTTTACTCTCTGCTCCCGAGAAGAAACGTGACCCAGAATCGGAACTCAAGCCAATCAAGAAGGTCACACCTCCTTGGCATGTCCAGGCGGCCAAGTTGGAGGTGGATTCTAGGGAGAGATATTGGAAAAAGGTTATCGAGGATAGGGAGGCTCTTGAAACACGCGTTTCTGGAGGCGTAAAGACCGAATCGGAGCAGATCGCAGAGGATGTTGAGGAAATGAGCCGATAATGTTCCCACCTGCCACCCAAGACCCTTCTCAGGCGATGCTTCCTGATCAGGGACTGATGCTTCCTCCGGACCCTGCGGACAATGAGGCTCTAGCTCTCACTCCGGACCCTCTTGAGACTGAGCCCATTCAGGAGGATCATTTCTGCGACTCAGATGAGGCGAAGTGGCTCTCCGAAATTATCGACCACCTCGAAAAGCACGATAAATACGCGCGCGACGCCCAAATCAAGAAATATCGCAAGCAAATGCTCTACTGGGATAACGTCCAGTATATCTGGTGGAGCGATATGGCGTTCGATTGGCGCACTCCGGATCAAGTCCGTGACGAGGATCCCGGAAACAACCTGGACCCAGCTCTCTACGCCAAAATCATCAACATCTATCGCGCGTATGGTGAGGTCATCATCGCTGCGATGTCGACTGCCCTTCCTACCGTTCCATTCGTACCGGATAACGCTGAGAATCCCGACGACATTTCGACCGCGAAAGCCTACACGAAGATTGGGATGCTCATCCAGAAGCACAACTTCGCTGAGCTCCTCTTTATGAAGGCGCTCTATATCCTGTATAATCAAGGGGTGGTTTTTGGATACAACGAAAATCGGGCCTCAGGTAAATACGGGACTTACGAGAAACCTGTCGTTTCCGAGGTCAACGTCGTCACTCGTGAGTATTACTGTGCGAACTGTGGATACTCCCTTGGCGCTGACGAGATTTCTGCCAATCCTCCAGGAGCGCCTCTCACAGCTCCCGTAGGTGGCCTGCCTCCGTTTGGAGAGGAGGAGCCAAATCCAGGAAACAATCCGTCTCCACCTAGCCCGTTTCCTCCTGCTAATCCCGCGGAACCGCCAAATCCGTCGATGCCCCCGGCTGCGAAGAACGCGATTGGCGTCCAGCAGTGTCCACAGTGCGGCTACGAGAACATGCCGGAGTCTGACGACTTCGAGGAAATCATCGACCGCATTACCGGCTACGAGAAGGTTCCGAAGGCGCGCGAGTGCTTGGAGGTCTACGGGCCTCTGAACGTGAAGATTTCGCCGTGGGCTACGAAGAAAGAGGATCTTCCCTACCTCATCCTCGAAACTGAGGAGCATTACGCGAAGCTCCAGGACATCTACCCAGAAATAGCGGAGAGGATTCAGCCTCTCATGGACCTTGATTCATTTGATCGTTCAATGCGAACGAACCAGATGTATAAGGGTGACGTCGCTACTGACCTCTGTACGACCCGGAGATGCTGGTTGGCTCCGTGGTCGTTCAACATTCTCGGCGTCGGCGTTCGAGATGACGACATCGCGACCCTGAAGGAAATGTATCCTAATGGGTGTTACGTGGTCGTCATCAACAAGGACCTAGTCGTAGAGGGCGTTCCGGATTTGCTCTCCGACCATTGGACCATGACCGAGCACCCGCTCGCCGAGAGCCTCCATGCAGAAAGTGTCGGAAGTGCGGTAATACCAATACAGGACATGACAAACGAGGGCTGGAATCTCACCCTCGAAGGTATCGAGTTCGGGATTCCAGAGCTTTATGCGGATCCTGACGTTCTTGATTTCGATGCTTACAGTCGATCAGAGGCTAGACCTGGTCAGGTTTCTCCTGCAAAAGCGCCCGCAGGACAAAATCTTAGCTCGGGATTTTTCGAAGCTAAGACCTCGTCAATTTCGCAGGAGATTGATAAATTCCTTAATCGGCTTGAAAGAGTCGGACAGTTTGTGTCAGGCGCTCTACCGACGGTCTTTGGTGGATCCATCTCAGGAGGTTCTGGCACCGCCAAAGAATACGAGATGAGTCGCGCGCAAGCCCTCCAACGGCTCCAGATTACCTGGAAGGTTGTGAAAATTTGGTGGGCGCAGATGCTCTCCAAATCGGTTCGGAGTTTTGCAATCAACATGCTCGAGGATGAGAAGTACGTTGAAAAGAGAGGCTCGACCTACATCAACGTGTGGATTCGCAAGACCCATCTCATCGGCAAGGTTGGAGAGGTTGAACCGGACGTAAACGAGAGTTTCCCAATCTCCTGGGCTGCAAAAAGGGATATGATCCTGAATCTGTTCCAGAGCGGCAATGAGGATGTGATGAACGTCCTCCGCCATCCTGAGAACGCGGGTCTTGTTGCGATGATTATCGGCGTTCCTGAGCTCTACATTCCGGGTGACGACGACAGAAACAAGCAGCTCATTGAGATTGGTGAGCTAATTCAGGCTGAGCCGATTATGCCTCCTCAGGGCATGATGGGACCGAATGGACAGCCTGCACAGCCTGAGTCAACGGTTCCAATCAATCCGACTCTCGATAACAACGAAATCGAGATGACGACGTGTCAGGCGTGGCTCAAGTCAGAAATCGGCCTCCAATACAAGAAAGAAAATCCCGGCGCGTACATGAACGTCATGCTCCACATGGAAGCGCACCAGCAGGTCGTGCAGCAGCAACAGATGCAGGAGCAGATGATGCAGGCTCAACAGAATGGGCCTCCTCCAAACGAGAAAAAGCCTAAGGGCCAGAATAACGCGACTCAGGGAGGTAGCTAATGCCTACTCAACAGATTCCACAAGGAGTCCCCACGACTCTCCTCCAGAATGAGGTCGCGGCGCTCCCGACGAACAACTGCTTCGTTTTCTCCTCAGCTGCCATCGACGCCTCCGTGGATGGTACAACCTGGGGTGCGCTCGCCGGAGCGAATACGACCGGGATTCAGACTGGCGCGCGCTTTGTCCGTTGCACGACCTCCGGTGTAACCGTCTCTGCCAAAAGGACGTAGGAGCCCATGACTCTTAATCTGATTCCGTTTTTCTCCCCCGATGATGCCTCCGGTTCTGGTGGTGATGGCGATTTCGCTCAGGACATGGATGTTCTCAATTCTGATGCTGAAGCTCCAGCCGAGGACCTTGAGGAGCCGTTAGATGAGCCAGACAAAGACGTCACCACCGTCGGCGAGGATATCGAGGAGGATGAAGCTCCCCCTGACGAGGAGGAGGATGAAAAGGAAGAGCAGGAACCCGAGCCGAGTATTCCTGGTCGTCCATCCATCAAAGCGATAAAGAAGGAATTTCCTGAAGTTTTCAAGAAGTTCCCGGTTCTCAAGTCCTCCCTCTTTCGGGACGCCGAGTTCTCCAAGCACTTCACGAATCCCGAGGAGGCTGGAGAAGCTGCGGTCAAGGCTGAGAACTACGATCAGCTCGAACAGTCTCTGGTAGCTGGGACTCCCGAACTTCTGATGCGGGAGCTTCATGCGAACAATCCTCGCGCGTTTGAGAAGGTGGTCGAAAACTGGCTCCCACAGCTCCGGCAGCTGGACGAGAAAGCCTACATCTCCGTTACCGAGCCAATCATCGAGGAGCTCATCTTCCTTGCGTATAAACACGCGGAACGTATCGGCGACAAGAACCTCGGGATGTCGGCCCGTCACCTGGCGAATTTCGTCTTTGCTAACGGTGGAGAAATCCCCGACATTGCGAAGAAGCGTGGTGCAGCTCCGAATCCGGCTGAACTCCAGCTCCAGCAGGAACGGCAGGAGTGGGCTACGACTCGGTTTAGGGAGGCCGACGGAGAAATATTTGGTCGTGTCACCGGCTCGCTAGACCGAATTCTCCGGAACGGACTGGATCCTTCCGGAACAATGACGGAGCGGATGAAGGCCTCCATCGTAACTGATGTCATCAACGAGGCCAATCAGCTTCTACTCAAGGATCAATCCCACGGTCGGAGGATGTCCGCACTGTGGAAACGCGCTCATCAAGACTCGTACTCGGGCCAGAGCAAAGAGAGCATCGTATCCACCTATCTCTCGGGTGTAAAACCTCTGCTCCGAGACCTCCGAAACCGAATCCGTGCTGAATACCTCGGGCAGAAGCGTCGGGATAATCCTGACGAACAAATTGCCAGAGGTCCACAAAAGAAACGACCGTTTGAGGGATCTTCCCGCAGGGTTGACGTGCGTCGTGAAAGGGCAACGGTTCTCGATCCGAAGAAAATCGACTATGCCCGAACAAGCGACGCCGACATTCTCTCCGGCAAGGTTACTCTGAAAGGTCGATGACGGAGACTTAAATGGCTTTCACAGAGACTCAGGTAGTCGCTGCGGAGCTCGAAGTCGTCCAGTCGAAGGTTCCCGTTCTGTTCGACCGTGACTCGCTGTTCTACGGCAACGTGGAAAAGCGGGAGGCCGAAAAGGTTTCCAACAGGGATATGCGCGTCCCGATGGAGATTCGGCCCGGTGGCAGGTTCGGTTACTTCTCGCCTGACGGCGGCGACCTCGGACGTGGCGATGGTCAGTCGTTCGAAAAGGCGCTCGTTTCTACCGTCCACCTCAAGCACGGTGTTGAGTGGCAGAAGCGTGCACAGTGGGCGACTGATGATACTCGCAAGAGTGTCGTCAACGCCTTCCGGCAGCTTCTGGCAAAGGCGATGGCTGAGTTCCGTCGCCAGGTTGACTCCTCGCTGATGACCGGTGGTGACGGAGCCATCGCGACGATCACGAGCGTGTCAACAACGGGTGGTCAGGACACCTACACCTGCACGACGGACGGTTTCGGAGTCCGCCTCCTTCGGTAC